TCGCCCCAAGGCTGGTCGATGAGGCGTTCAAGCGCGCCAAGTACAAAGACCCCCAAGCACCCATCGTGATCGGCGTGGACCCGGCGCGCAGCGGGTCGGACTCCACCGTCATCGTGGCCAGGCAGGGGCGCGACATACTGGAAATCCGGCGCTACCGCGGCGACGACACCATGACGGTCGTGGGGCACGTCATTGAGGCGATTGAGGACTTCAAGCCCACGCTGGTGGTGCTGGACGAGGGCGGGCTGGGGTACGGCATTCTTGACAGGCTGAACGAGCAGCGTTATAAGGTGCGCGGCGTCAATTTTGGCTGGAAAGCCAAGAACCAGGTCATGTGGGGCAACAAACGGGCCGAAATGTGGGGTGCGATGCGCGACTGGTTGCGCACCGCGGCCATCAAAGAGGACCGGCAACTGAAAACGGACCTGACGGGGCCGAAAACCAAGCCCGACAGCAGCGGAACGATCTATCTGGAGTCGAAAAAGGACATGAAAGCCCGTGGATTGGCCTCTCCAGACGCTGCTGACGCGCTGGCGGTCACGTTTGCCTTCCCCGTGGCCTCCAGAGAGCGCGTGGACCGCCCCAGAACGCTTACAATGCGCGACAGAAGCCAAATGTCGGCGAGTTGGATGGGCGCATGACGCGATCAGAAGCTCTGGCTACGGGGCAACCCCGCTATTTCACCGGCTTGGCATGCAAAAACGGTCATGTTGGCGAGCGCTACACAAAAAGCAAAACGTGTTGCGTTTGCGGAAATGCGGCCTCTGCGGCAATAAAAAAACGCGACCCAGAAAAGTATTTGGCGTCCATAGCAAAATGGGCCAAAAACAACCCAGACAAGACCGCAACGTATTCTCGCAACTACAGAAACCGCAACAAAGGCTTACGCAACCTTTGGACGATGAACTACCGCAGCGCCAAAGATGAGCGTATGCCGTCGTGGCTGAACGATGCGGAGCAGTTCGAACTGGAGTGTGTGTACACTTACTGCGCCGCGTTGCGTCGGGTTGGGCTAGACTACCATGTTGACCATGTGATACCGTTGCGAGGGCAGCGCGTTTCAGGTCTGCACGTCCCTTGGAACTTGCAAGTGATCCCCGGTCGGGAAAACACGCGCAAAGGAAACGCTTTCAATGGCTGATTACACAGGCATTACGGCTGCCGCCGCTGTTGCTGACGGCGGGGGCGGCAAAAACAAGTCTGAGGCAGACCTTTTGTCTACGGCCCGCACTCGACTAAATCAAGCCATTTCAGCATACGGCGAAAGCCGTGAGGATGAACTTGACGACCTCAAGTTTTTCGCTGGTAGTCCTGACAATGCGTGGCAGTGGCCAGCAGACGTTCTGGCCACCCGCGGCGCGGTGCAAGGGCAGACGATCAACGCCAGGCCGTGCTTGACCATCAACAAGCTGCCGCAGCACGTCCGGCAGGTCACCAACGACCAGCGGCAGAACCGCCCCAGCGGCAAAGTGATCCCGGCTGACGACAAGGCCGACATTGAGGTCGCAGAGATCTTCGACGGCGTGGTGCGGCACATCGAGTACATCTCTGACGCCGATGTCGCCTACGACACGGCCTGCGAGAACCAGGTGTCGTTCGGTGAGGGCTACATTCGCATCCTGACCGAGTACTGCGACGACAACACCTTCGATCAGGACATCAAGATCGGGCGGGTGCGCAACTCGTTTTCGGTCTACATGGACCCGATGATCCAAGACCCGTGCGGGTCGGACGCCAAGTGGTGCTTCATCACCGAGGATATTACCCGCGAGGAGTACCACCGGCTGTACCCCAAGGCGTCACCGGCCAACACGCTGATGAGTCTGGGCGTGGGTGACCAGTCCCTGAGCCAGTGGCTGCAAGAAGACACGGTACGCATCGCGGAATACTTCTACGTCGAGTACGACCCTGCCACGCTGAACTTGTATCCGGGCAACCAGACGGCGTTTGCCGGCACGCCCGAGGACAGGCAACTCAAGGCGATGTTTGGCAAGCCGCTGCGCAGCCGCCAGGCCGACCGCAAGCGCGTCAAGTGGTGCAAGATCAACGGCTACGAGATCCTTGAGGAGCAGGAGTGGGCCGGCAAGTACATCCCTGTGGTGCGGGTGGTCGGCAACGAGTATGAGGTCGATGGCCGGGTGTACGTCTCGGGCTTGGTGCGCAACGCCAAGGACGCCCAGCGGATGTACAACTACTGGACGAGCCAAGAGGCCGAGATGCTGGCGCTGGCGCCAAAGGCACCGTTTATCGGCTACGGCGGGCAGTTCGAAGGGTACGAGATGCAGTGGAAGACTGCAAACACCCAGAACTGGCCGTATTTGGAGGTCAACCCTGACGTGACGGACGGCGCGGGCAACACGCTGCCCCTGCCGCAGCGCGCCATGCCGCCGATGGCCCAGACGGGCCTGATTCAGGCCAAGATGGGGGCTTCAGAGGACATCAAGGGCACCACGGGGCAGTACAACGCCTCGCTGGGGCTGGAAGGCAACGAGCGCTCAGGCAAGGCTATCCTGGCCCGCCAGCGTGAGGGCGACACGGGGACGTACCACTATGTGGATAATCTGGCTCGGGCTGTGCGTCATGTTACTCGTCAACTGGTGGATCTGATCCCCAAGATCTACGACACGCAGCGCATTGCGCGCATCGTTGGCGAGGACGGCGAGTCCAGCATGGTCAAGTTTGACCCTGCGCAGCCGGAACCGGTGCGCAAGATCGTTGATCAACAGGGCATCGTCATCGACAAGATCTACAACCCCAGCGTCGGCAAGTACGACGTGGTGGTGGTGACTGGTCCCGGCTACGCGACCAAGCGTCAAGAGGCGCTGGAGGCGATGGCGCAGCTTCTGCAAGGCAACCCGCAACTGTGGGGCATCGCAGGCGACCTGTTCGTCAAGAACATGGACTGGCCTGGCGCGCAGGAGATGGCCAAGCGGTTCGCCAAGACCATCGACCCGAAGATTCTGGGCGACGCGGACGAAGACCCGGCGCTGCAAGCGGCCAACCAGCAGATTCAGGCGATGGGTCAAGAGATGGAGCAGATGCACAAGATGCTCCAGAACATCAGCCAGACGATGGAGGCCCGCGGGCTGGAGATCGACGAGTTCAAGGCCCGCACCGACGCCGATATCAAGGCTTACGAGGCCGAGACAAGGCGTCTGCAGGCCGTGGCAGCAGGGATGCAGCCCGAGCAGGTGCAGGAGGTCGTCATGCAGACCCTGCGTGATGTAATGACGGCTGGCGATCTGGTGCAGTTTATGCAACCGCGCGAGATGCCTGAGATGGCTGAGATGCCTGAGATGGCTGAACCGATGGGGGTGCCGGTATGACTTGCGCCGATTTTGTGGGGCATCTGTTTCTGGCCCGCGATGTTGCACATAGCGTTCATTTAGGAACCAGGTCGTTTTCCAAGCATTCGGCGCTCAACGAGTTTTACGACGCCATTGTGGACTTGACGGACAAGTTTGCTGAGGCGTACCAAGGCAGACACGGGCTGATCGGCCCGATCACCTTGATGAGCGCCAAGAAGACGGGCAACATTGTGGAGTTCTTGGAAAGTTCCCTTAAGGATGTTGAGGACATGCGGTACAAGGTCTGCGACAAAACAGACACGCCGCTGCAGAACATCATTGACGAAATCGTAGGACAATACCTGTCTTCGCTCTACAAACTGAAGTTTTTGGCGTAAGGAAATACCATGTCTATGACCAACGCCGCCGAAGCGGCACTTCTCGACCTTCTGTTCCTGAACGTCGATTGGGCCGACATCGGGGACGCTGCTGGCCTGCAGAACAGCGCCACGGCGGGTTCGTTTTACATCTCGCTGCACAGCGCAGACCCTGGAGAGGCGGGCAACCAGAGCACCAACGAGATCAGCTACACCGGCTACGCCCGCGTAGCTGTGAACCGCACGGCAGGCGGCTGGACGCGGACAACCTCCACCATCGCCAACACCGCCCTGGTTCAGTTCGGTCAGTGCACAGGCGGCACCGCCACAGCCACGCACTTTGGCATTGGCACGGACTCCACAGGCACCGGCAACCTGCTGCTGAAGGGCGCACTGAACGCCAGCCTGTCCATCTCCAACGGCATTCAGCCGCAGTTTGCTGCTGGTGCCATGACCGCCACGGTTGATTGATGTGGTGTACCGCTGCGCTCATTGCCGGGAACTGCTAACGCTGACTGACACCGAGCTGTCGGCCTGCTCGGAACACCCTGACGGGGGCGTGGAATGGTCGCCCGACGAAGTGGAGTGGGCTTCGCTGGAGAACCCTGATGCCGTTTAGGTCCGTTGCCGAGGTGGCATATGCCGTCGAGCAAGGGCGGCATCACATCCAGCATTTCATCCGCACATCGGTTTACGGTAGTTTCGGGACCAACCCGTTTGGTGATTTCAGCGTCGGCAGCGGCATCCCGTCTTACAACGCATACGTTGGCACCGCGCTTGAGGCCACGCAACTCATCGGCCAGCGCAACAACAGCATCTATGTCGGGCCTGCGGGCGTGTCTGAGCGGTATCTGCTCAGCATGTCTTTGACGCATGGCGGAACAACCGGCTTTCTGCCTTCGGTCTACTTTCTCGACTA